GTTAAATTTAAAAATGAGATTAAATATAGATTAAAATTCTTCATCATACGCTTCGTATATTATTTTTACTTCTCCATCAAAAACACTTCTGCTTTGAGCAGGAGGTGCCGAGTATATCTCTTCACTATCTAATGAGTCATATTGTTCTTCAATATCGCTTATTATTCCGAAAACAGAATCAGAAAACCATGAATCGGATCTTTCTTCAATTGTCTCTCTAAGTATAGATAATATCATCGTTAGAACTCCCCTATGGTGGAAATTGCATTTATTGTACATATTTTTTATAAGCATGATCATTGTTTTTCTCGTTTTTTTATCTAATTTTATGTTACCAGAAACTATGTTGTGATAGTTTGAACCAAATAAACTTTGTAATTCTCCTTCTATCGCTTCGTCTTTTATTATACCCAAAAATCCAGGTAAATAATTTTGATGTTTTCTTTTCTCAAGAGATTTTTGTATATAATCCTTTTTGTTGAATATTTTTGATAACACATTTTCCATTGTCACTTTGTCTCTCGGTATCATTTTTTCATGTATTTTTGTTGGGAATAAGTTATTCATTTTGAAAACTTCAACTATTTCGGAGCCTAAAGTTTTTTCCAATATTTCTTCAACATCTGACTTCTGTTCTTCTTCACTCTCTTTGAGCTTTTGAGCCATAATCTGATATATATCATCCGCTGTCTTTTTATTGTATTTTTGGAAATTAGAATCATCCGAAATTTTAATAGGTAATCTACTTGAACCCGGATATGTTGTTTTGTTATAATTAATTCCTCTTATAGTTACATATTCGTGATCACATGGACCTAACCAAGAGGCGTTGTAGCCTTCACCTAATGTGTATATAGTTACTTTTTTAAAGTTTCTAGTTATCGTATATTCACAGAACATTTTTTTAATTTTAGGCTTTAATAGAAATATTTCCAATTCTTCGAAATCGTCATCATATATTCTTTCTTTAGGATCTTCCAAGGGATCGTTCTCATTTAGATAATCCATATCGTCATCAAACATTTCGGAATCCGGATCCAAATAAATGGGAGGTATTTCAAATTTCGATATATCATTGTAAAGTAAGTCGTCAGTATTGTCTTTAATTTCTTCTATTGCATGATCAAAACTTATAAGATCCGAATCTTTCTCTAATTTATAATATTTTATGTTGTTTAAGTAAATAAGAACATCATTTAAATTTCCCCCATTTTTTAAATCCTTTAAAATATTCATAATGAGGAAATAACAATTGGAGCTAGTATAAAAATGTATATTCAAAATCATAGCAAAGCTGTTCTCTTTTCTACGATCCCAAAATTTTTTTAAGTTGTCTGATTGTGCTCTATATAACCCAGATACAATGATCACTGCTATTTCATGAAAGTCTTCTTGAAAATTTAAATTCTTTAAAGTTTTCCAAAATTCTCTTCTTTTTCCTGAATATTGAAATGTTGTTCTTTTTTTGGGTAGATCTTCCATAGACAAATATATTGCATCTAATAGAGTAATGATTATTGATGTTTTCACACTATATGGCATATCGATAAGAACAGATGAATCAAAAGAACGAAACATATGTTTAAATGTAATAAGAACGGAAGCTCCCGCAGAAATACCTATTTTAGATATCATACTTTCCATATTATTCATGTCTCTTGAATCTAAAGTCTCATTATTTGACATTTTCGATAATGTTAAATATTCGAAATGATTTATTCTTGAATATGCTGATGTTTTGTAAAGATCTATAATTGGTACCTGAGAAATACTCTGAGATTCTAAAACACCTAAATCTATTTTGCCTAAACTCGAAGTGGATCTATATTTTGTCATACCCAATTCATTGCCTACACTGAGCGCTCTTGTCATAGAACCTGGAGAGCCCAAAAGATCTTTTCTTTCATATTTTTTTGAGAGTAGCATGTGATTTTTATGATATTCATCTTTATCTAAAATACTATAAGTTTTACTTGACAAAAAATTATTTAATAAAAAATCCCTATTAACTAAAGCGACTTTGTTTATAAAGTGATCTTTTAAATCAGAGAGATTATGATTTTTATAAAAGGAGTCATTTATATCAGAAACATTATATATATTAAAATCAACAGCATAATCTTCGGAAAATATTTTCCCGTTCTTTTTAATTAATTTATAAGTTTTATATTCTGTCATAGTTATTCTACTATTTTCTAGAACTTGACAATGATTATCATACATGGGAATATAAGGTGTGTTTAAATCATTAAAAGCAACTTTTAATATTTCGAATCCTGTGTGACCATAGCTTATTTCAGCTATATCTATTCCACGAGATTTACAAAAAATTCTATACAGATGCCAAATTTGGTCTAAAAAATTGTTATCGTAAATCTGAAAATGTGTGCAAGGTTTGCCATCAATTATTTCGTGGACAACTTTTCCAAATTTCGTTCTGAGTTCAAAATCAGAAGTTCCATACCAAACATTAACTCCCCTATATTGAGGTCTATTATAAACAGCGTGAGGCATATCAGAAAAAAACGAAGAATGTTCTGAAATTTCCGCTATTCTTAAAAACTCATTGATTGTCTCGAATGTTTGTTCTTTTTCAGAGCAGATTTTACAATTTTTGATAGAATCTATATACCCATTTTTATTTTTTATTAAATCTTCATCATTGAGAATCATTTTAACAATGAAATAATGATGTTTAAGACATTCGTAAGGTAACTTCCAAAACTCAAACTTTTCTAAACTATAAAATTGAGGTTTTTGTTTAGAAATAAAATATCTCCTTGAACACATCAGAAGAGTGAAAGTCCAAAATCTTTCAATTGTATCTATATTAGTACCCGATGGGATGAATAGATAAGCACTTCTAGTTTTAACAACATCTTGTCTTTCAAGACTGTTCAATATCCTTAATTTATCACTAATAGATTCACCTGGTAAACTTTTAGATATGTATTCTGTCAAACTTTCCCATTTCTTAGGATTTTTGAGAAGAACAGCATATTCTGGTCCTGCGTTGTATAACGTCAAATTACATAGATCATCATAGCTGAGATCTAAACCTAAATTAACGAAAGTAGAATATAACATAGGTTTAGCTGATTTTTTAGACACAGTGGTGTTTGCATGAAAATCTATTCCGATACTTTCAGCGGCTCTCAAATATGTTATCTCATTTGAATAGGGTTCGATATATTTTTTCTCATATTCTCCCAAAATCTGAAATCCCATGAAGTTCTGAGCTAGATCTTGAATAGTGACTTTCGCACTACCGTCCGATTTTAAAACATTTATTCTATAAAATAATGTAGAAAACATGATCTTATAAGAATCGATATTCAAAAGTGAATATTGGAATTTCATTTTTCTCAAATCATTGAAATATTTCACGGTGTCGAATGCTGTTCGTCTTTCATTCAACATAGATATATGTGATAAAATGTCGCTTTGTTTTTCGTCTAATTTCAAACTATGCAAGTGTTTAACAATATAAGGAATCCTATATTCAAGATTTGAACCTCTTCCAGGTATATATTCACCGTTGAAGAGATTATACATATGAATTCTGTGGTTTCTAGCTCTCGGAGATTCGATAACATCTAACATCACTTCTTGACAACATGATCCTAAGAGTATCAAATGAATGGGATGCATATTAAAAATACCGCCGAAATGTAATGGGATGCTCGATAACATTTTAGATCTAGGAAGGTGGTAAGCTTTTCTCAAAAGCTCCGACATTGATAGCATGGAACTATAGCAAGACAAATAGGATCCACCATTTTGAAAAATGTCAACAACCAAACTGACAATCGAGCATATATCTGTATACCAACCTGCACCCGAAGGATTGAAAGCAATATTTGTAATAAATTTATAGGTCATGGGTATAAATCTATTTTTATAGTACATAATAGATATAAGTTCGAAACTATTTTCAGATAGGACAGATTTTTTTCTTGACATGAGGTGATTACAAGCTTTTTGGAAATGCTCGTACAAAGAGAAAGAATCAATGCAATGTTTAACTGATTTCCCCGTTATAACACCACCACTATCATCGGAGTGAGCCATAAGATTATAGCTTACTTTCTCTTTAAAAGCAACTGTTTTATTAAAAAATGTTTGTGACGCTGCATGAAATAAAGAAGACAAATAATTATAAATACCCATCATAAAACTATATGGCATAATTAATTCAAAGTCACCATCACTTCTTTCAATAAGACTTTCTGTCAGACTTTTGACATTAGGATTTTTTCTTAAAGCTTCGATATAATGTTTTTGGATCCTAATCTTCTTTTTAAACATTAACATCCAAACTTTCATAAAATATAATATAAAATCTTCAGGTAAAGAATTTTTCATTCCTAAAATGAAGTATGCGTATTTCCATATATTAGACCGAGGAGCCCATTTTCTACAGTCGAGAGTGCAATAAATTGACTTCGAATCATCTTCTCGTCTTTCGAACATTTTCTGATGAATAATTTTGGGTCTAATATGGCTTCTTTTATGAATTAGTTCATTAGGAGTTAAAGAACAAAGATATTTCATCATTTTTTCAATGGCTGTTGCATCATTTTTGTATTTTCGGTCATGACGTAAATTTCTCTTCTTCCTTTTGCTCCAATCTTATCTTTGACATCAAATTCGAATTCCGGATTTTCAATAGTTGATAATTTCATAGAGTAAGTTTCGTCATAACTTTTGATCTTCCTTTCGAAATCATTTCTTGATAAATATGGAAAAGATTCTATTATACTCTTAACCATTTCGGAAAATTTCTTATCTTTAAAAACAACCTCGAATTCCTTGCCTCCCCAAAAATCACCCTTAGAATCTCTCATTCCTTTACTGGTTTTAATATCAGTATATGAATCGGAAAGTATACTAGCGAATTTTTGAGTAACATCCTCCTTGGTGACTGAAGTTAAAATGTTTTCTGAACAATGGATACCGATTAAGTAAGATAATTTGGGATCAAATTTAAAATCGTCTGAATAAAGATTTTCTGAAATGTTAGGATCACTTAAGTCAACTGAACTTTCTCTTAAAATCGTGAAAGCATCTCTAGATGAATACTTTTCCATAAAATAACGGTCAGTTTCTAGAATCGAAGTCAAGTTTAATAAATGTTCATTATAATTATCAACAGGAGATCTCGTCATAAAAATAGCTTCATCGAATTTTTCAGCAGATAAATCAAAATTATCGTATGTGGAATCCCAAAATAAATCAAAAATCTGTCCTCTTTGAGAAGTTAAAAACAACTTCCTATAATTTTTTAAAAAAAGATTTTGCATAACAAAGAAAAAACTATCATAATTATGTTCTACCATATTCTCTACTAAATCGAGAACGTCTGATTTCAGACCCGTACTATTAAAGTAAATATACCTAAAATTGGAAAGCCATATCTCCATTTTTCTTTTTTGAGAAAACATTGATAAAATTTTGATTGACAAAAATTGTTGGCATTCGATTTTGTTTAAATTTAATTCTAATCTAGAATTGATATAATAATTTCCAAAATTATTATACATTTCTAAACCTTTTTTTAAGTAATCTTGTTTAAGTTGTCGCCATGGACTAATGGCATATATTTGATCATTAATACATATGAATTCCATGGAAGGGGTAGACATTAGATCTTTAAGATTCTTATTAATGGGAAATAAAATCTTAAATAATCTAGATCTCTTTGTGGATACGATCTTTTTACCACCTTTGACAATAATAAGAGCATTAGAGTATCCCATAGTATCGACACAGAAATCATTTTTATTCAGTTTTATGTTTGAATAATACATCAATGAATACGAAAAGTTACTAATAAATTGCAGAGTAGAAGCGAGATCAGTTTTCCTAAATTCAGTAGAAATCACGTCTATCTCTGTCTTCATTTGACGGCATGATTCTACAAGTTTTAAGCCTAAAGGTTCGGAATCAGAAAATATATTATCTGAAGTGGGCTAATTCTTTTCTTGAAATATCTCAAGAATCAACCTTCTATAAGACTCAAGAACTTCATCAAAATCATTATCAGGATAAACGTAAATTTTATTATTTTCGCGGGAGTAATGTTCCATTTCCAATGGAAAATTCGATCTTATAAAAGATAAGGGAAAAGAAATTCTATTAGAATATTGAGTTCTAGTATCTTCACCTAAGGATGTAGAAAACTGTGTTCTTATCTTTTTGTATTCTAAAATATCATTGAGAGTCTCCGGGTTTAAAATGTCATCTTTTAAATTTTTAGATCTCATTAATTTTCTGATATTAGGTATAGATTTTATTTTATTCCAAATAAGAGAGCTTTTCTCTTCCAAGGAAACTATAGTGTCATAATCTATATTTCGATTAATAAAACCAGAACTAATATTCTTAATGTCGACGGCCTTCTTCAATATAGCATTTGTTAATAGAAATTTAGAATGAAATGTTATTTTTTCGATTTTTTTAGATAAACCAATAGTTACTGGAAAAATAAAAGGATTTTTCTTCATTTTAGTAACGTTTGAGGATGATTTATTTTTTTCTAATAAAGTCTCCATGTATAAAAGCTCGACTTTCAAGGAATCCTTTTCGAGATCACAATCAATTAATGTTTTCACATTTATCCTTTTTAAACGATTGCAAAGATGTGAAGAATAACCTTGATCATCTATATAAGAATAAGTTTCCTTTAATCTGTCAGTAAAATCAAATTCGTGTTCTGTTTCGCCAAATTTTTTGAAGGGTTCATCTAAATCAAGATAAGCGTCTCTTATTTCGCAAATGTCATATATCGAGTCATCTTCGGTTTGTATGAGATTCATCAAAACAGATTTTTTTACACCCGACTCATCAAATTGAGTATATAAGGTATCGGAATTAAAATTATAAACTAATTTATATAAGAGATTATTGGCTTTCCGAGAAAACGATTTAGAAAGTGTTCTAAGATGTTTTTTAATTTTCTTTTTTATGAAAATGTTTTTAAGTCTTTTCGATTTTATTTCTTCGTGAACAGTGATGAAAGGAGGACTTATATCTATGGGTTCGATTTTGAAATCAAGGTAGGATGAAAATTCTTGATTCGAGAGCAATTCAGGCATTTTCTCATTTATGTACCAATTCAAGTAAATAAATTCATCTTTTAAATTTGATATAGAAGAATACAGATCATCGAGATAAGTATCATTAATATATTTCGATAAATTTTTAATATTGAAAAATAATTCACTAACATCTTCGTCTAATGAAAGGCACAGATAATAGTCGATGATTTCTTTAGAATATTTCTCTCTAAGAGTAAAGATTTCTGGATCATATTTACCGAAACTTTCCTTATTGACAATAGTAGTTTTCATCTTGTTCGAAACAGTGTATTCTATAATTAAAATATTTTCTTCGTTCACTGAGATGAAATCTGGAGTCCTATTAGAATCACATAAGCCAAGCTCAAGAAAAGATTTTTCCATTTCATTGGGTATACCTAAGAAATAACTAACCATAGTTTTAAAAACATTATGTCGCATCTTATAAAAGACACGAGAGTCCTCAAAATTCAGTTTATATCCTGATTTTTTAATCTTATATCTACTATCGACAAAACGAAACAGATCATCAAGATTTAAATTTTCAAAGAGATAATGATTAGGATTCGAAGACATTCTTTATATTATATTGCACTTATTTTTTA